AGGATTTTCACCTGGTGGTGCCCATTGTGAAACAATAGACGCTACTGAATTATTTCCATATCGTTCTTGAGATGTATATAGATTTTTAGCAGCGGCTCTTACCCCATGCTCGGGAGTGGTGAATCCTTCAAATCCTCCTTCGCCTCCGCCGGGTATTTTCTCTTGCCAAGGTATGTTACTGTTATATCTTATATTACCTGGATTGTTGTTTCTGTCCGCTAGTGTATTTGCCATGTTATGAGAACCTTGTTGGTACTTTAATTTTTAATCCTGCTTTAAAGTCCACAATTGGATCTACTAAACTGTCTTGATTGAATAATGCAAATACCCACCATAGCTTTGCATTATTATATAAGTCATTTGCTAATAGGTCTGGTTTTTGATCATATTTTGAATCCAGTGTAATAATTTTAGTTGTGGTATTTTTAACATCAATTGTATCAATATTTAATATGTCTAGATATTGATCATTGATAATTTCTGTATCTCTGTATACGCTATCTGTTCTGTATGTTGCCATTACATAAACCCTCCGTTGTTTCCACCGCTAAGTAAACTACCCGATGCAAATGTTCTTATATTAAATTTATCTTTTACTGTCTTTGGAGGTAATTGCGGTGTAAGTTCAAGCGACACAATAGTTTGGGTAGGTAGACTTATTTTTTCACCTGCAACGTCTACTTCTACATAGTCAACATCTTCTGGTAATGTATATGTAAAGCTTCGCAATATGCATGGCACGTTTCTATGGTGCACAGATCCATACGCATTAAATCTTAAAATTGGAGGAGGAGTACCAGCTTTATCTCCAGCAGATATACCAAACTCAGATTTAGTACAAGTTTTAAAAAATTGAAAAGCTGCTGCCGTATATAGTGTTTCTTCTTCTGTGTTGCATGTAAACATAGCAGTTACACTTAGTCCTGGGTTTGCAGTATTAATATAATAATTCTGTTGATAAACTGATCCTGTTATATCATATGTTCCGTAATTAGCAGCATGCGATACTTGAATAGTTGGAGTATATGGAAAAAGTACACCGCCTATTTCACTTAAAGGTCTCAATATTCCCATTGTAAAAAATGGTTTACCTTTTTGTTTAAGTACTAAACTTACTTTATTTGATTCTGATATGCCTGCCATTATGTTAACCTCTCTTCAATAAACTTAAAAATCTGTTCATTGTATTTTCCAAAGAACTTAGTAAATGCTTGCTTTTTAGATTCTTCGTTACCTTCGCTTGCCATGTCTGCACGGAAGTCACTTGCACTCATTCCACCTTGCATTAGTGGTGCTACATATACGTAGCCTCTTTCTTGTGCAGTTGGAATCAATTCATTCATATCATTTGGTAGTTTATGTAAGAACCCTTCTCCGCCTGTTGCAAGTCTATTTGCGTCCTTCTCACCATACACAAGTATCTGTGCAGTGGTGTTTGGATCTCTGCCTGCTGCATCCATATCTGGTCTGTATGGATTTGTTTTAATAATCTTATCTCCGGGTATATTAAACATCTTATTCATAATGCTTGCCTTTTCATCAAATGTAAAGGGATCACTACTAAAGTCACCTTTTGAGTGGGCTTTGACAGCTTTTTGACTAAATGTTGTGGCGATAAATACATTATCCGCACCAAACTTTTGAACCAGATGTTTATAAACATCGTGATGTCCTTGGTGCATAGGTTGGAAACGACCGCCATAAAATACAGCTATGTTGTCAACTTCCTCTTTTAAAACATGTTCAATTAACATAATTACTTCTCCGTTCGTAGTATTTATCTAATTGAAAAAACCGGTTGACATTAGGGCCGGGTCTGCTGTATAATACTAAGTAAATAAAGGAAATCTCAAGATATGAATAAACCAAAAAAGACTTTTTACTTAACAAACAAAGACTTGTTAAGAGAAATACATAACAGTAAAATGACATATTGTTGGACACATGATGAAAACTATACACACTTTGATCTTATTGTAACAGGTTTTGATGAAATTACTCCGGAAGCTGTTGCTGAAGCAAAACAAAATAGAGCAACAAGACTACAAAAACTAGCTCATCAGGCAGAGGTTGCTCGTTGGGAACAAGGCTTAACAGGCAAAAAAACTAAGCCAAGAGCGGCAGATTTTGCAGTAGATGTTGAAACTATCAATGACGACGACATTGTAGTAAGAGTAATGACATTTGAACATGTGCCAGAAGAAAACAGAAAAAACAAACCAAAGACTGAAGCTGATCTACATGCTAAATGTAACTTTCCTCCTTTTAAACACTATGCAGTAATTAAAGGTGATTGGTCAGAAGTAGCACGTAGTCATTGGGAAGGTGGCAAAGACAATGGACACTTCAATGTCCATCACGGTCAAACAACAGAACAACTAGCAAGAATGTATATTAAATTATGCGAACGCTATAGCATGCGTGGTAACTGGAGAGGTTATACATATGTAGATGAAATGCGTGGACAAGCATTATTACAACTTGCACAAATTGGATTGCAATTTAATGAACTTAAATCACAAAATCCATTTGCTTATTATACTGCAGCAATCAATAATAGTTTTACAAGAGTGTTAAACTTAGAAAAGCGTAGTCAAAATATCAGAGATGACTTACTAGAAGAAGAAGGATTAAACCCAAGTAGCACTAGAACATTTAATGCTGAATGGGAAGCTCATATTAAAAATGAGACTAAGAAAAAAGAAATGAATCCTACAGTTAAAGTAACAAACTATAAAGTACCAGAAGTAGACAACGAAGAAACTGGAGAATAAATGTTTTTTGATAAGGCAGTAATTTTTACTGATATTCACTTTGGCATGAAGAATAACAGTAGACATCACAACCAGGATTGTGAAGATTTTATTACATGGATGATCGAAGAAGCACATAAACGAGGCATTAAAAAATGTTTCTTTTTAGGCGACTGGCATCACAACCGTGCAAGCATTAATGTTAGTACACTCAATTACACAACTAGTAATTTGCGTAAACTCAGTGAATCATTTGAAGAAGTTATTATGATTACAGGCAATCACGATTTATATTATCGTGAGAAGCGTGAGATACATAGTTTATCAATGATCGAAGAATTTAAAAACATTAGAATGATAAACAATGAAATGTTTATTGAAGATGGTGTTGCGTTTATTCCTTGGTTATGTGATGACGAGTGGAAGAAACTAAAAGAGATTGATTGTAAATTTATGTTTGGGCATTTTGAATTGCCTAGTTTTTATATGAATGCACTTGTACAAATGCCAGATCACGGCGGACTTAAAGCAGAAGATTTATCAAGACCTGAGAAAGTTTTTAGTGGACACTTCCATAAAAGACAAGAGCGTGGTAATGTAATTTATCCAGGTAACTGCTTCCCACACAACTATGCTGATGCATGGGATGATGATAGAGGATGTATGTTCTTAGATTGGGATGGCACAATTGATTATCAAGCATGGCCAGATGCACCAAAGTATCGTACACTAACATTAAGTAAACTAATTGATAACCCAGACAAGTTCTTGGGATCTAAAACACATGCTCGTGTTAGTTTAGATGTAGGCATTACATATGAAGAAGCAAACTTTATTAAAGAAACATTTGCTAAACAATATGACTTGCGTGAGATTACTCTTATGCCAAGTAAAAAAGAAGAACACACACAAGACTGGAATAAAGGTGTAGACATTCAAGTAGAAAATGTAGACACTATTGTATTGTCGCAATTAGAATCAGTACAAAGCGATACTATCAAGAAACAAATACTAGTAGACATTTATACAGGACTAACAACTTAAACATGCTAATAATTAAAAATATCACTGTAAAGAATTTTATGAGTGTGGGCAATGTCACACAGGCAGTTCACTTTGACAACGCAGGCTTAACACTTGTGTTGGGTAACAACTTGGACTTGGGTGGCGATGGCTCTCGTAATGGTACAGGTAAAACTACCATTGTTAACGCACTTAGTTATGCACTATATGGTGCTGCACTTTATAATATTAAAAAAGATAACTTAGTCAACAAAACCAATAATAAAAACATGATGGTTACTTGTGACTTTGAAATGAACGGACAAGCGTATAGAATTGAACGTGGTCGTAAGCCTAATGTATTTAAATATCTAATCAATGACATAGATAACAACGAAGGCATTACAGATGAGATGCAAGGCGAAGGTAGACAGAGTCAAGCAGTAATTGAACAACTACTAGGCATGAGTCATACAATGTTTAAGCACATTGTTGCACTGAACACTTACACTGATCCATTCCTAAGTATGCGAGCAAACGATCAGCGTGAAATGATTGAACAGTTGCTAGGTATTACTAAACTTAGTGAGAAGGCAGACATACTAAAAGACCTTCTTAAAGGCACTAAAGACAGAATTACAGAAGAAACATTTAGAATCAAAGGCATAGAAGATGCTAATGATCGCATTGGCAGTAGCATTAAAGATTTAGAGCGTAGGCAAAAAACATGGGCTACACAACTACAAGAACGCATACAAGAAAACACTAGCGAACTGGCTGCATTAGAACACATCGACATTGATGCTGAAATAAAAGCACACGAAGAATTTACAAAATTTAATGAAAAAAAGAATCAAATAGATACATTAACTGCCGAGATTGCTAGACTAACAAGTAGTGTTGAGCGTGAGACTAAGCGTTTAACTAAAGCACAAACTGATCTAAATTCAACATTAGAACACAAATGTTATGCATGTGGACAAGAAATACACGACGAACAACATGATAAAATTGTTGTACAAAAAACAGAACTTGTAGATGAAAGTCAAAAACATTTAGACGATGATAATCAATTAATTACAGAATACAATACTGCAATTGCAGACTTAGGAGAGCTAGGTGTTGCACCACGCACAGAGTATAACACACTACAAGAAGCATACAAACATCAAAGCAAAATAGATAAGTTACAAACTGCATTAAATAATGCTAAGGAAGAAACAAATCCATATATAGAACAAATTGATAGTCTAACAGAAACTGGCCTACAAGAAGTAAATTGGGCAGAGGTAAATAGACTTGAGGAACTAAGAGAACATCAAGACTTTTTATTAAAACTATTAACTAACAAAGATAGTTTTATTCGTAAAAAGATTATTGAACAGAACTTGCAGTTCTTAAACACACGATTAGAATATTATATTACACGTTTAGGTTTACCACACGAAGTACAATTCCAAAGTGACCTAACTGTAACTATTACACAACTTGGACAAGATTTAGATTTTGATAACTTGTCAAGAGGTGAGCGTAACAGATTAATACTTGGACTGAGTTGGAGTTTCCGTGATGTCTTTGAAAGTATGAATCATCCTATTAACTTTGTTTGTATTGACGAACTAGTTGACAGTGGTATGGATACAATTGGTGTAGAAAGTGCATTAGGCGTATTGAAAAAGATGGAACGTGATAGAGAAAAGAATATTCTACTTATTTCACATAGAGATGAGCTAGTTGGTCGTGTACAAAGTGTATTGCAAGTTACTAAAGAAAATGGCTTCACTACATTTAATACAGAGATAGAGGTAATAGATGCTTAATTTTATGAACTATGGAATTACTAGACTTGGTGATTCTGAAAAAGCAATTATAGTAAGACCAAATTGGTTTAGCGAAATGCAACTAGGTATTAAGAAAATGCAAAAACACAAAGGCATTTCTGGTGTACCTAATTTTTTAACCGAACAAGAAAAACAACAATTAACAGATATTCAAACTCATATAAAAGAAGAGTATGAACTAGAAGTTGGAAACTTAATGGCTCCTACTGTATTTTGTTTATCGTATCTTATTTGGCTTAGAACTATAGAACATACCCATGATGAAGATTATCTTAAACAGTTTACTTTAAATACAATTGTTGATGCAAGTAAAAATTTTACACTAGATAATTATAACGAAGCAGAAGAAACATTAAAAAAAGTACACGAATTAATTTACGTTGATTATGAAGATTTGTTTATTGATTGTAATACGCATCTAGATATTACTAAAGAAGAATTAAAAAAATATACAACAAATAATTTAGACATTGCTAAAAAAATAGCAAAAATGTCTGGTGATACTGAAACAATAGATAAATTAAACGATTATTCAGATAGATTACAAAGTGGGTAAACAACAACAGCTTCCATTAGAAGTAGATTTATCTAATCAGGAATATGTATTATTACATGCTCCAAATACAATAAGCGAATCATTTTTAGGTGTAGACACATTAGATTTGATTAGGAAAACAATTAATGAGTGGATCAAAGAGTAGTAACAATTGTCCGTGGACTTACAATAATGTTGTAGTTGACGAACTTCCTTCTGACTGCGAAGGATTTGTTTATTTAATTACTAACCTTACTAACAATCGTAAGTATGTTGGTAAGAAACTAGCAAGATTTAAAACAACAAAGCCACCCCTTAAAGGTAAGAAAAATAAAAGGCGTGGTACAAAAGAAAGTGACTGGAGAGACTATTGGGGCTCATCAGATCATTTAAATGCAGACGTATTAACAATTGGTTCTGAAAACTTTACTAGGGAAATATTACATTATTGTCCTAGCAGAGGTGTACTAAGTTATATGGAAGCAAAAGAACAATTTGACCGTAGAGTATTAGAAACTGATGAATACTATAACGGAATAATTAATGTAAGAATAGGTAGTTCTAAGATTCTTACAGAACACTTGAAAAAAGGTTGACAACGAACAACTTTTTTGTTATTATAACAAAAGTAGCGTTTTAACTTTGTTTGAAGCAAATAATTAAAGCATCAGATAATTAATAGTGTAAGACCAAAACTCATACAGACATAAAGTCAAGCAATTACTGGCACAGTTCAAAACACAATCAGGCTAATAAAAACTAACACAGGCTTCAAAGCTCCGATTGGTCGGCATAGGTCGACTCACCTTGAGGTTACGTAATCACGTGACTAGATACTGGTGTGCTTAACAATGTCAATACACTGATTTGACAAATCAAAATGATCAAGCTCTACGAACGCTCGTAACTTGAGGATAGTCCAAAAGTCGATACCATGGCTCCGGATGTTTCTGCGTTAGAAAAGCAGTATGTAATAAGGGTACAGCGTAACCGCCCTTCCTAGGTGTTAAACTAGGTTTACTATGGTACTTGTGGGTGACGTTCTATGTCAAGAACTCAATTTACACTTGGCCCTTAGTAGGCTAAGTGTGAATAAAATATCTTGTCAAGTAACCATTATAATTATCACATAAATAAACATAAGAACTAATTAAAAAAAATAGTTTTTATCTAAAACAATTAACTAACATAAAGAAGCGTAAGCATAAACAGTGAACAAAGCGTTAGCTTTGTGAAACTGATGATATCGTAGATATCAATTATATAAGAGAACAATAACACATATGACGTTGGACGAATTTCAGAGTAAATTTTTAGAGTTTACAGAAAAGCAAGTTGAACCCCTTAAAGATGATGGATATCCTGTATGTCCATATGCTAAGAGTGCCAGAATTAAACGGGCATTGCAGTTCATTGATGGTCGTAATGATTTAACAGTTATGGATACTTTTGATCCAGAAACATATCAAATGGGTATTGTTTGGTTAGGGGATTTAGATGATATTACTCCTGTAGAAAAAATTTGCGAGGAGTACTCAAATAAAAATCCACATCTCTTATACTTTACTAGTACAAGACAAAGTGGACATTTTATTAAAAACTTTACGGATTGTGTGTTTATTCAACGTGCTAACGACTTGTTAGAAAAACGCAAACACTTACATGATAATACAAACTATTACGATAGTTGGCCCGAAGAATACTATAAACTAATTATGGGTCATTAACGTCCACTAGGTTTTCTAGCAGCATTCATTTCTTCAACTCTATCATTCATACGCTCAACTAGTAATCTAATACTGTCTACTGGCATAGTCATAATGTCTTGATAGCTAAAAGCCCCGTCAGTTCTGATTACGATATCTAAATATCTTCCTTCGGTTTCTTTTAGATCTTTGTTATACTTATTTACAAGTTCAATGATTTGTTCGGGCTGACGAGAAGCTATCAGCCCTCGAAAAAATTTGCAATATCTAAGTCAATACCAGTTTTCCAACTATGACCGCAATCTTGACAGTTAGCATTAAATTCAGTTTCTAGTCCACTTTCACTTAATTCTTCAATTTTGCTTTTTATTAAATCATAATCTGATTTAGTAATTGATTGTAACCATTCTCTTATAGTTTCCTTATCATCAATTACGTCGGTATCTTTTCCTTGTACACTGCTAATACTGTTAGTAATTAAATCAACAGTAAGTTCTGCAATTTCAACAAATGTTTTTCCGAATAAATTTTGTCTATCAACATCATCTAAGTTTTCATCTGCTAGTCCTTGTATCATTTTTGATTGTTTAACTTGTTGAACTTGTAATAAAGTTCTGTCGGTTAATGTATAAGGATTACAGATAATTTTAAACTCACTTGGCAATGTTACACTAGGATCTATAGGATCATTATTTATTGTGGATAGCATTACGTTTGCATCTAGTTGCAATTGGTTTTGAAATTCACACTTTGGACACTTTACATCTACGTCAATTTCTTTACCGTAGCTTGCTTGCCTAATACCAATTAAAATTACAAGTAAATCGTTTACAGGCATTGATTCTGGTTCTTCAATGTCTGGGCAACAACTTTTAATTAAACTTATAGTGGCTTCTCCATTAAACAGAGCATCTGGTGTTTTAGTAATAAGTTCGTCCCTTGCTGTCATGGCATATACTGCTAGTTCGTTATCAATACTAAGTTTTGGCTTGGTTTTATAATACTTGCCCTGGCTTGGTAGTGGAATAAACAAAGAAGGCTTTTTATATGCCTGAATTAGTGGGTTTGTCATACTTTATATTCTCCAATTATATACGTATATTACGGTAAGCCATAAATACTGTATAATACAATAGTATTTATCCAAATTAAAACAGTACTTAATAAGCAGAAACACATGGACCAACAAGATATAAACGCTATACTCGGTAATTTACCACCCTGGGCATCAGAAGAAACATTGCAATCTGTTGCAAATAACTTCGGTGGTATGCGATTAACTCTTTCACAGGTAGTAGCTCAAATTGGAAAACTAAGTCCAGCTGATGTTAGAAAAATAGCCAAAGAAGCCGACGATGCAAAAACTGATGCAAACAAAGGCGATAGTAAAGCAACAGCAGTTGGTAAAGAACTTAAAAAAAGTATGGATATTACAACTTCGGGTAGCTCAGCAGCAAACGCCGTAGCAGAATTATCACATGAAGCAGCAAAGCATCTAGCAAATGCAGGAATAGCCACCGGTAACTTTACTTCTAGATTTGGAGTAGCTGGAAAAGGCGCCGCAGCTGTGCTAAAAGGCGTAGGCACGGGCGGAGTTGCAGCAACTGGATTAGCAATGGTATTTGCTAAATTAATGACAGAACAAGAAAAGTTAAGTAGATCATTTATTGAATTTGGATCAACAGTAAGTGATCAGCAGATGTGGACTACACTTAGAAGTAAAACACGATTACTCGGTATGGGACTAAAAGACTATGTGGAAATGACAGAGGCAGCAAAGCCGTTTATTGTTAGTGCAGGAAAGTCAGCATACATGGGACAACGAAATATGGCAGACTTTATTGATAGTATCGATAAGAGTGATGGGTTTAATGACTTTGGTTTTTCTATACAAGATCAGGCTAGATTTATTACACAAGAAACAGAAACTCTTTATCAAACAGGACAAGTAACAGAATTCAATGCACAAACTAAAAAACGAGTACTTGAAGGTTTTGAATCTGCAAATAAACTTGCATTATTTACTGGTAACATTTTAGGTACACAACGTGACGAAGCATTAAAATTAAGAGACGAAGCTAGAAATAACGTTGAATTACAAACTGCATTAATTCAGAATACAAAATTTATACAAGAGAAATACGGAGAAACTGCTGATAAAAATATTACGGATGCTGTTGGTTTCTTTGCAGTACTTAATAACTCTACAATGGGTCAGGAATTTGCAGAAAATTTTAGCGACGATGTTGCATCTACGCTAAATGATATTTCATACGATCAGTCAGCAGTTAATAATATTGATACTGACTTTTTAGCAAAGTTAAGATTAGTAGGACCGGGTGTTGCAGAAGAATACATCCAAATGGTAGAGGATACTGCTACTGGACAAATAACAACAGAAGAACAAGCAACAGAAAGACAACGAGCGTTTGTTAAGATGATAAGAGATGGAACTATGAGAGTATCAGCTTATGCTCCTGAATTGTTTGAAACTACTAAACTAATAACACTGGCTAGAATTATACCTGATTCTTATTTTAAAGCAGATTTAAGTGGACTAGCTGATAACGACTATATTGCCAAACTTGTTGAAAATGCAGATACATCAATTGATGTAATTGACAATGTATCGGTATCTTTTCAAAATTTACAAGAAGTTATTACACCTGGGTTTGATACACTAGGAACTGGGTTTTCAGTATTAACTGGTGGATTAATGGGTCTTGGAAAAGGGCTTGCTAAATTATTTGGAAAAGAACACGAAGATAGATTTAATGAAATATATGCCAGAGATTTAGAAAAACGATACAATGAAAGTATTGACACTATGACAAGCGATAACATATACGCTAACATAGAGGCAGTTAAAAATACAGTACAAATTAGAACAGACAGTAAAAACGAATTACTTGAACTAATCGAAGATGGAAAAAACCCAGAAACTGAAGAAAATTTAACTGAAGAAGAGATAGTTAAATTACAGAACCAGTTAGGATCATTACAGGATCAGATAATTGAATTAAGAATATACGAACAAAAACTTTTAACAAAAGAAGGCGAGTTAACAAAACAAGGATTAGGATTAGAATAATATGGCAAAATCATATAACATACCAACACAAAACGGTGAGCTAGTTGTTCCAGCTTGGGCAACAGAAGCCACAATGGCACGTATAGGAAATATCACATACGGTACTAACGTGTTATCTAAAAAACTTTTACAAAATGCAAAAAAATCAGCAAAAATTAATCAAGCAACATTAGATGCAGTTGAAACTGCCATTGATGCAGTTGCTAGAAATGCCGAGACAAATCAACAACAATCAGAAAATGCAGCTAATTCAATACTGGGTGGTGTTAAAAAAGTTAATAGCGTAGCAGACTTTTTTGGAGACTCTGAAACACCGTTAAGTAGTTTAGTTGATGCAGCTGGAACATTAGCAGACAAAATGAAAGATGCAAATGGTAAAGGTGGACTAATGGACTTAACAGAAAAAATTCCAAGTATTAAACCTTTCTTTGAAAAGTTTGGCGGAGGCATGGCAGTTGCTACAGATGCCGCATTAGCATTTGCAGGTTGGAATGCAGCCAAGTACGAACAGTTTGCAAAAGTACAACGAACAATGATTGATGCTGGTTCTATATTTTATGAGACAGGTGATATTTTTGATGATTTATATACAGATAGTTTTCAGGCAGGTATAACATATGATAAATTTGCAGAAACAGTTGGAAACTTCGGTGGAACAATGACAGCACTTGGCGGTGATGTATCTGGTGGCTCTGTAAGATTATTACAAATGTTTAAAAGCATGTCAACTACTACAGATTCGCTAGGCGATCTTGGAATGTTGAATAATGAATTATTGCAAACGTATACACAGTATATGGAAACACAACGTTTAACTGGCGCCCTTGATAAAAAATTAGCAAACAATGGCGAAGAGTTAGAAAAGAGTTTTATAAATTTAGTAGTTGAAAGTTCAGCTATGGCAAGTCTAACATCATTAAATCGAAGCGAAGCATTGCAGGCAGCTATGACAGCAATGAGTAATGAATTTTTAGCAGCAGGTACGCAAACTTTAAGAGATCAGGGATTAGAAAAAACTGCCAAAGCAGCTGAACAATTAATGATACAATTAGGTCAAATTAAAGACACAGGACCAGCGGCAGGAATAATGCAATCTCTCGAAGATGCATTTAATAGAAACTTAGTTGAGTTTTCAGATGATATAAGTAGGTTTCAAGTTGAAACAGGTATGTCAACAGAACAACGAGCAGCATTTGATAAAGCTATGCCAGGCTTCCTAGGCAGAATTAATGATATGGTGCGTTCCGGTGAAGCAAGCGAAGAAGTTGCTAAAAACTTTATGGTCAAAGAATTTGCTAAAATAGACATGACAAAAATTGCAACTGCTGGATCTGAAGCAGGTTCGCCTTTACGTTTAATACAAGAATTGCAATCAACTGGTATACTTATTAATAAGAATTTTAAAAACTGGATCAATAAAACTGATACCGAAATTGATGGGTATTTAGTTGATACTAAATCAAAACTAGGTGAGTCTGGAAAAACCACAGTAGCAATGAATGATATGGCTAAAATGTTTTTAACAGCACAGGAGTTTATTACAGTTCCTATGCAAACATTTGGTAGTGCATTAGAAACAATGACTAGTTGGGCAACAGATACTACTTCAACATTAAATAAATCATCTAATTCATTATTTGAGCATATACTTGGTAGTAATGCAACTGAATTAAATGAAACAACAACAGAAACTTCCTCGCTTACACCTACTGCATCTACTAGTGACGCACAAGTAACACGTGGGTCAGATTCTGCATTTGCAAACGAAATACCTGAAACAGCAAGTGTTGTAGAGAGTAAACCCATGTCTTTTAGCACAGCGAACTTGACAAATGATGATAATAGTAGTATAATACATAAAACTGCATGGCTGAGTTTAACAGATGATGCTATTAAGAGAGCTAAACGAGAAATGGATATATTGCAAGAAAGTAATAAACTAGCTGAAGTTAGGGTAAAAAATGCAGAAGATCTTAATTTTGATCAACTTAGAAAACAGCGTATGAGATTTTCAGCGTAAACGTTAATAAGTAAATAGATAAATACAAATACAATAAAAGGCATACATTATGAGTTGGAAAAAACACTTTACAAAATATAATCCACCAGGTGGAACAACCGGAACCACGAGTAACAATCGCTGGCAAAGTTGGCTACCGGAAGTATATTCAGGTCAACCAAATCGTGTTGAGCGTTACACACAGTACGATCAAATGGACCAAGACAGTGAGATTAATGCAGCACTAGATACTATTGCAGAATTTAGTACACAATTAAACCCAGAATCAAATTTGCCTTTTGAAATTAATTACAAAACAAGCCCAACTGACTCAGAAGTAAGTGCATTAGAAACTACATTAAAGCAGTGGGTTGCTATTAATAACTTTGAACGTAGAATATTTACTATGTTTAGATCTTGTATTAAATACGGTGATCAGTTCTTTATCAGAGATCCAGAAACATATAAACTTATCTTTGTACAACCGGGTGACATTGCCAAAGCAATTGTTAACGAAAGTGAAGGCAGAGAAATTGATCAATATGTTATTAAAAATATAGCACTTAACTTACATGACTTGGTAGCAACTGATACTAAGAAACATTCAGATTCAACCGCAGTAAATCCAACAACTGGTTATACAGTTGGTAAAGGAAACTCGGGCATTGTTACACCAAATTCATCAGGTGGACAAAATTCAGAATTTGCCGTTGATGCTAGACATGTAGTACATGTTAGTTTATCAGACGGAATGAATGGCAACTGGCCATTTGGTGATAGTATACTAGAACCAGTATTTAAAGTATACAAACAAAAAGAATTATTAGAAGATAGTATTATTATCTATCGTGTACAAAGAGCTCCAGAGCGTAGAGTATT